CATAATAAACTTAAATTAAGTGAAATAGACCAAAAACTATTTCATTTTACGGTTGTCGAGAGCTCTTTCAATCCCCTCATGCTTAATTGGTTCTATAAGGTACGCATACACTATAGATAATAAACCCAATTACATCACTCCGATGGTTTTATACTGTTCGTTGATTATGGTCCGAACGATAGCGGACACATCTGTCTACACAATGGTAGATGAGCAAAAAATAGGCACTATTAATAATTAAGTGTAAATCTTTCAAGTTAATGTAGTGACACGACCTTTCACATAGTTACCATTTACTTTTTCACTACACAGCGTAGCTGTGCATTCAAAGTCAATTTCGTCTTAGGCTCTCCGATACTCTGTAATTTTACGGATATCAATAACTCTACACTGACCACGATTACAGTCTATGGGCAGTGACAAACTATTGTGATAATCTATATTCCGACTGTTTCTTGAATAATTTCGCAACAGACCACTTTACAGAACACAAATTACCTTTTTATTTATAGTAGTATACAATCTTTTTCCTTAAAAGAAACTTAAATGGAACCCTCTAAGAGAGTCGAACTCTTCCTAACTGGGTCGAAACCAGTCGTCTAATCCAGTAGAGAGGGTATTAGTAGTGATGGGTATAATCGAACTACATCATCAACACGGACATTTACCATACTCATTTCTTTTACAGTTACATTCATTACTTTTTATTGAAGCAATCATAATGATAAGACCGATAAAAGTAACATAACCAAGTATACCTAAAAGTATTTCCATTTACTACTCCTTATAATTTAAAATTTCATTTTACGACCTTTCAACCAACCTAATTTTTCATAATTATGAAAATCATTGTTTAATACTTTTAGTTTCATTGATTATACAATTACTCACATCCAACACCTCGTGACGGTAAGTATTTTGTTGGACCAGAGAGGAAGGGATTCGAACCCTCGGTGCCCTTACGGACACAACACCTTAGCAGGGTGCCGCCTTAAACCACTCGGCCACCTCTCTATTTAAAAGTTTTATAATAGTAACAACACTATCAAAAACTCTTGGTGGGCTGCCTGAGACTCGAACTCAGAATCTCTCCGTTATGAGCGGAGTGCATTAACCAATTTTGCTAACAGCCCTTGTTGTTTTAAATATAAGTGTATTATACACTACATTTACTTAAAATCTCTTTAAATAGTACCACCAATATGACTTGAAAATATAACATATCGCTTAGAAGGTGATTGCTCTATCCAGTTGAGCTACAGTGGCATTAAAATCATCTTTCCTGAAGTCTTTCTTAGACATTCCTTTCAATCATTCTTTTACAATAATGACAAAGTAAACATTTCAGAATACTTTGCTCAGGTAGTTGGATTCGAACCAACAATCAACCGATTAACAGTCGGCCGTCTTACCACTGTCGACATCATACCTGAACAAAATATTCTTTAAAATGGTCGGGAAGCTGAGAATCGAACTCAGTTTTTCTTCGCCCCAAACGAAGCGGATACCCATTTTCCTACATCCCGATATACTATGGTGGGTCTGGAGAGACTTGAACTCTCACTCCTTTCGGACACGGTTTCTAAGACCGTTATGTCTACCAATTCCAACACAAACCCAATTTTTTTGGAGCGGGTACCGAGAATCCAACTCGGATTTTCTGTTTGGAAGACAGATGTGATAAGCATCATACTATACCCGCAATTAATAAATGGTTGACCTATCAGGACTCGAACCTGAAATACTTGAGTCAAAGTCAAGGGTGTTACCATTACACTATAGGTCATTAAATCTTGGTACTTCGTAGGGGAATTGAACCCCTCTCTACAGGATGAAAACCTGTTGACCTAGCCGATAGTCGAACGAAGCATTTTGGTGTGGATACCGAGAATCGAACTCGGGTACCTCGGACCACAACCGAGTGTACTAACCACTGTACTATATCCACCTATAAACTATAATAAGATATAACTTATAGGTAAATATGGTCGTCTCAGATAGATTTGAACTATCGACCTTTCCGTTATCAGCGGAATGCTCTACCCCTGAGCTATGAGACGAATGGAGGACGAGGAGGGAGTCGAACCCTCAAGTGTTTGACCACCGACGGTTTTCAAAACCGCTCCAATACCATTATGGGACTCGTCCATATAAAAATATTAACATTAATATGTTAAATAACAATGAGTTGTAAAGTGATTAGTTGAAAAAAAATGTCTAGAATTTAGACTTGTAGTTTCTCTCTATCACTTAACTTCTCTGTAAGTGATAAAGATTTTGAAGTTTATCGCTTACAGAAGAGTTTGTTCCCTCTGACTATGTGACATAGGTGAACATTCTATTCCATTGATGTTGTTGTTAGAAATAGGCAGAATCATAGATATAGAACTATTGTGTGATACAATGTCATTGTTTACATTAAGATGACTGTTAATTGATAATGTATTCATTTCTAAATTCTCCTATTTAATTTCTTTTGTTTTATTTATAAGTGTATTATAACACAACTTTACTTAATTTTTACTAAATTGAGTAAATTTTTTAAAATTCTTTTTGAACTCTAAAAAATGTACTGTATATTGTTGGTAGCGGAGGTCGGAATTGAACCGACATATTCTTGGTTATGAGCCAAGTGAGTTACCAGTACTCTACTCCGCAATCTATATGGTGCCTCGAGACGGACTCGAACCGTCATGCCTAACGGCATGAGATTTAAAATCTCACTGGTCTACCAATTCCCACATGAAGGTATCATGGATAGTGACTAACTCTATCCGTTATACTATCAAGGCTGTATTAAAACTCTTTTTATCTTTTTCCTTGAACGAAAGTACAGTCAATACTTTTAAAAATACTTTATAAAGTACTCTTAGAAATATTGGTGATGGTGGAGAGGTTCGAACTCTCGACACCATGATTAAAAGTCATGTGCTCTACCAACTGAGCTACACCATCATTGGTGTATCGTATAGGATTTGAACCTATGACCTCTGTGTTAAAAGCGCAATACTCTACCAACTGAGCTAACGATACATCTCTATAGACTGAACTGCCTTTATTTAGAGATGCATCCTATTAACGTTTAATCAGTCTCGTTAATAGGCAACATCTATGATTTTTGAACTCTTCATAGTGTTTCCTTTTATTTTTATTTTATAATATCACAATTATTATTGCTCTGATTTATTGATAAGTTCTCTTAAAACTTTACCTAAACCTTGTACTATATCATTTTCATTTTCATCTTTTGGAAAATTAAATGTATAATCTGTTCCATCAAAAACTAATTCACCTGCCATTTCACTATCAGCAAGAAATTTAGCATTAAAACCTGGAACTCCTTTTGTGTCGTTAATCACAATTGTGATATCACCAAAATTTCTATATCTTTGCATTTTACTGTCCTTTTGTTTAACAGTATTTATATGGTGGAGCAGGCTGGACTTGAACCAGCAATGCTAAAAAGCGGCGGATTTACAATCCGCTGGGGTTACCAATTTTCCTACTACTCCATTAAATGGTGGTCTCGAGCAGACTTGAACTGCTGGCACCTACTCATACATTGATATAAAATCTTTCCCATATTTGTCTTCTACATAGGCTAAATACAATTTTATATCATCTTTGTAAATGACTTTAATTGGTTTATCAAACTGTTTAAGTTTTTGTTCCCATTGTTCTGTCATATAACCTTTTATCTCTACATACTCATCATTGACTATAAAGTCTGGTATATAGTATCTTTTTTCATTGTTAAAAATATACTTAAATTTTTCTGTATTCCTCTCAAAATCTATGTTATGTTCTATATTATATATAACATAAGCAAGTTCCCAAGAACTATCACAGTAATATCCTTTGTATGTACCACTCTTGCCTCTACCAGAACCTTTTCTATAACCACCTTGATTTGGGTTATTTTTCATTTGTTCTAATGTTTTTTTAGAGTGAGTTTTACCCTTAAATGAACCTTCTCTGCCAGATAATAATTCAGAATGTTTTTTTATTCTTTCATCATCTTCTTTAGTTAGCCCTTTATTCCAAGCTTTTCTATTACCTTTTTTGTATCCGTCATTGTTACTAGTAAAATCTTTACCTTCTCCATGACTTCTCCAAATATGCGTACATATACCTTTTTTTGTATATTCTTTATCACAATGTGGGCATATATACTTCCCAGTGTTCTTATTTAACCAATTTTCATCTAACTTTATCATATAAACAACTTTTATTAGTATTTATATTAGTTGAATTTGGTAGAACACAAGACTGATTTAATAATATAAATCACTGTTGTATTCTTTTTGGTGTCGGATGCAAGATTCGAACTTGCCCCTTTAGATTTTCAGTCTAACGATGTCACCTTATCATCCAATCCAACCAAATTAATGGTCTCAACTCCGAGTAACGCTCTCGGCTCTTTGGATTTTCAGTCCAACGCTTTCACTTGATTAGCTTAGTTGAGATACGATAGAATCAAACTTTATATTAATGTCCTATCGTATCTCTATTCTATCAGTTAGAGTTTACAATAGGACAAACTAAATGTACTAAACATTTTATTATCCTTTTCTATATGTTGAAATAATCTTTCTATGATTTGAGATACATTTTTTAATTGCTTTTATAAATTTATCTCCATCAAATACAATCTCACTATTGTCCCCATCTAGACCAAGCATAGAAATAATATTTGTCACCCTTGTTCCAGAATAGTCTGATGTTAATGTAACAGAACCATCATCATTCCATTTTGCATTGATTGTAGTAGAGTAAATGTCACCAAAATCATGAGTTCTACCCTTACCAACAGTTTTTAATGTTGCACTAAATGTATTACTTACAAATCTTTTATAAACTGACAATTCTGCCCCAGCTACTTTTATATCTTTCATTGTATCTGTGACTAATTTTTTTGTTAGTCTTGTAGTGCCTCTTTTAACTTTTGGTTTTACTTCTTTTTCCACTTCTATACCAAACATTTTTGGTTGTTTCTTTATTTTATCTACCAATTTACTTGTAAATGTATCTATATCATTTTTAAATCTTAACATAGTCGCTTTTGGGTCAATTGGTTGAAATTTAAAATATGTACCTTGTCTTTTTCCTAAATAAGAAGCATAAAATGTACCTCTGTTAGTTTCTATTGTTATATTCAAATTACTGCTTTCAGTTGAACCTTTAGTTTGGTAAGAACTTGCTTTAAAAGAATAACCAGTATCTTTACTTAATTTTTTAAAGTATTTAGACGCCCATTTTTCATCAAACTCATTAACATCAAGATGTAGAGTTTTTTCTAATATCAATTCTCTGAATGTCATTTTATTTCCTCTATTTTAGAGTATTTATATAACACTCTGCTCAGCAGGTAGGATTCGAACCTACGACAACCTGATTAACAGTCAGGGATTCTACCACTGAACTACTGCTGAGCAGAGTGTTATGAGTGTACAACTCAATAAAAACAGATAAAAACGGTTAAGAGTTAAACTCTTTCGAGCTCGACGGGACTTGAACCCGCAATATTCAAAACCAAAATTTGATGTCCTACCATTAGACTACGATGTAATCTTAACCTACAATCCTGTTTTTATTGAAGTGTACAACTCAATAAAGAAAGATAAATGCGACTAAGATAGTGGACTATGTCCGAAGGATTTGAACCTTTACTTTTTCTTAGAAGGAAAATGCTTTACCAATAAGCTACGATGTAATCTTAGTCTGTAATGCTTTCTTTATTGAATTGTACTTTTTTAAAATGGAGCTCCCACTCAGAATCGAACTGAGGTCTACTGATTACAAGTCAGTTATAATCGCCACTATACTATGGGAGCATTTTAATAACTTTTACCTTTTTTGTATCTTTCTCGTCTAATATGTCTACCTGAACCTTTATTTTTTCCTTTATAAGTATCTGTTTGACTGTGACAATTTGGGCATAAAAAAGTTAAATTTTCTTCTTTATTATTAGATGAATTACCATCTATATGTTCTACTTCTAATGTTATAGGTGAACCATTCCATTCAGAAATACTACACTTAGAACATTTATAACCAATATTTTCTGTCAAGTATCTTCTAATAGATACACCAAGTGAGTCTATTTCACCTTGTTTCCATTTAGAGACTTTAACCATATATTCATATTCTTTCTGACACTTGTTATCACAGTAAGTTTTGTTGTTACTTATCTGTTTACCACAGTGTAGACAATCTTTAGTTTTCTTCTCTCTTAACTTATTGTTATAAGATGCTGAACAACTACTTGAACAAAATTTGTTATACCTTTTAGAATAAGGTATAACTGTTTCACAATTTGGACATTTATTAGGAGTTTCATTATACTTTATTTCAGATTTTGTCATATCACTACTCGATTTTTGTAATATTTATAAAAAATAAAATTGGTACATATTTCGACTCTTAAAATGTCATTTATATGTGTTTACTTTTTAAGTTGTGTTATTATAACATAACTTTACTTAACTTTTCGATATTTTTAGTTTCACTATTTCTAGTTACTTACATCTTTCACCTCGTGAAGGTAAAACATCTTGAAAGACTGACCCGACGGAGATTCGAACTCCGGTGGACTGGATGAAAACCAGCAATCCTAACCACTAGATGACCGGGCCAAAAATTAAAATTTCATTTTACGACCTTTAAGCCAACCTTGAGTTTCATAATCAGGAAATTCATCTTTTTTTGATTTTTTTACTTACTTTTTCTGTAAGACTATGTATCCACATAGTACCAAATTGACTGTTTTTAGAACCTGATTGTCTCTTTGGTATGTTTTCTACCTTTAAATTAAACATAGTTTGTAACTTCCTAGTTTCAGACAAATTGTCTTACTTATATCTCACACCACGAAAAGGTGAGTTACATCGTGAGATGCGAAGCAGATGGGACTCGAACCCACGACCACCTCCGTGACAGGGAGGGATTCTAACCAACTGAACTACTGCTCCATATTACAATTCTCAATTTTTCTGTCTAGCAAGTCAACCGGTATACTACTTGCACTAACTTACAGTGTTTTTGATTTATTGTGAACCTTTAACAGAAAACAATCTCACAATGAAACTCTTTTCTATCAAAGTTATGTGTAATTATAACTAAACTTTACTTAAAAGTCAAGTCTTTTTTATAAAAAGATTAAAAATTTTTAAAATTTCTTATCTTAATATAATATCATCATATAAAGTCACCTTACAATGGTCGGATGATACATCTCGACAGTGCATAAACTTTCAACTTTGTTTATGTTTTGTAATTATAACATACAATTACTTAATTTTTTGGTCGGTCTTGTAGGACTCGAACCTACGACTTCCTCCTTGTAAGGGAGACACTCTACCAACTGAGTTAAAGACCGAATGGATGAGGTAATAGGACTCGAACCTATAATGGCTGGACCAAAACCAGCAGTGTTGCCAATTACACCATACCTCAATAAATTTTATGGTGGAGAATACGAGATTCGAACTCGTGACCCCTACCTTGCAAGGGTAGTGCTCTCCCAACTGAGCTAATTCCCCATAAAATGGTATTAACAATAAGTTTTTAAAAAACATATAATTTTCTCAGGACTTTCACCTTTAAAAACTACTTTGAATTAATATAAGTTTATTATAACCAAAGTTACCTTAAACTCTTATTAACTCAAAGAAATTTTCACAAAAATTTGAGCAAAAAAAAACCTAGATTCTTTCGAACCTAGGTTTTAAAATATTTTTTATATTTTAACCTAGGTCCTGTGTCTATACTCCGTAAATAAAGACTGACCAAATTTAGGAGCTACAAGACTATCTACCATATTGGCATTAAAATTGTTAACATTAGTATCTATAATATGTTTAATTGATAACATCTTGTATTCCTTTTTTATCTTTATTTATATAGTATAAAAAATGTATACTATATGTGTTTTTTAATTTATGTATGATTATAACATACATTTACTTAATTTTTCTTTAAATATAGGATAAATTTTGTATCCTATACCTATTTATACACCTAAACCAAACACTAATGGTTTAGATTGTGGGTCCTTAAAGTTTGTATTACCATTTGTAATAGTAGAAGAAATTCCACCTCTTGCAGCAGACTTAACTGTAACTGCAATATTGTCATTATCTAGTGTTTCCTCTAAATCTTTAGCAATAAAACTAGCAATATCTTCTAATAAAACAGTTTCACTTCTTAAAGATGTAATATATTTCTTAAAAGAAATCATATCTACTGTTATTTTATTAGTAGTATTGTACTGTACATAAAGTGTACCTCTATAAGGTTGTCCGCTTTCACCTAACCATAATAGTTCAGGTGAAGCCATTTCTACATAATTATCAAATTGTACTTGTTTTGCTTTAATTTTCATCTTATTCCTTTACCCAACTCTTTGAGGATTCATATTTCTATTCATAAATCTATGTTTTTCAATCTCAGCATACTTTTCTTCCCCATTGTTATAATAAAATGCAGGGTGTATACTAACATTACCTCTAGGATAAAATAATCCAATCACTTCTAAGTACTTAGGTTCCATTAATGCAACTAAATCTTTACCAATCTTGTTTGTAACATCTTCGTGGAACTCACCATTATTCATAAATGAAAATAAGAATAATTTTAATGACTTACTTTCAACCATTTTTTCTGCAGGTATATAATTTATAATTAATGTAGCAAAATCTGGTTGACTTGTTTTTGGGCACAGTGAAGTAAATTCATCTGCATTTAATGTAACCCAGTAATCCATTTCAGGGTGTACATTTTCAAATGTTTCTAATACTTCTGGTGCATACTCATACTTGTATTCAGTTTTACCAGAACCTAAGCCAGCAATCTCACTTGCTCTCTGTTCTTGATATTCTTTTAATTCTGACATTAATAGCCTTTCGTTTAATTTTATTAATTATAGTATAATTTTACTTAATTTTTATTAGCTGTCTAACTCTGTATATAAATCGTCGTCATTAACAACTTCAAGTACATAGTTAGCAATTTCCATAATCTGTTCTATATCACCAATATCATCTGGAATAAGTCCAAAATTATGGTCGCTTAATTTAACAATTTCATCATCTAAATCGTTAAGTGCTTTTGCAGCTGCAAGGAACTCTTTTGCTACTTTTACTGCTTTTTTCTTATCTAAACCTTCTGTTAAATTTTCTTCTGAGGCAATTTCTCTAAATTTCATAATACAATTCCTTTTTGGTGTATTTATACACCTCTAAGGTCGTCGTACACTCTAATGTGTAGTCTATCACTGTATCTTAAACTATGTTTAACAGCAAACTCATATACTGCTTTAGCATTACTATCAACTTCTGCAGCAGTTTCACCTTGTGGCATAACATATACTACACCAAATGTAGGTACTTGTGAAAGAAACTCAAAAATTTCATTTGATTCTTCTTTAATACTTTTTTTACTTAAAACAAATTTAAAGTAACTACCTTCAGTATACTTTAAGTATTCATTTACAACTTCAGGTTTCCATCTTTTATGAATTTTTTCTCCACTAGCACTCATTTTTACTGACATTGAAAATGATACTTTTTTGTAAATATCATAAGTTTTAAAGTCAATATATTGTGTACCATTTGTTTCAAAAAATACTTGATACCCTCTACTTACAAAGTACTCTACAGCACCTAGCATAACATCATCACTGTGATGTAATAGTGGTTCTCCACCAGTAAAAATAATAATAGGTAATTCAGCATTACCATTTGAAATTGCATTCATATCAGGTGCAACCTCTAAAATATCATTTACTAAATCCATAGCATTATCATAATAAGTCCAAGTGTGTTTAAAGTGTTTAGCATTAACTGCATGAATACTATCACATCCTCTAATAACAGTTTCACCGTCTAATGGAGATACAGCACTACACCCAAACCCAGAACAAGTTAAGTTACACCCACCTGTTCTAACAAAAATCGAAGGTCTACCCATTTGAGCACCTTCTCCTTGAATTGCATTTCCAAAAATTTCATCTATTGGTAACGACATCTTTTATCCTTCTATTTCTTTTCTATAATCTATTAGTTGTTGCTCTGACTCAACTTCGAATTTATTCATAATTTCTTCATTAGTAAACCCTGCCATAATGTAACCATTTATCTTTTCTGTACAAGTGTTACATTTACCAACTAAACCACACTCTTTTCCACTAGGCCTTTCACCATTATAACATGACCAAGTAGTTTCTAAAATATCATAACCTAACTGTTCACTTAATTCTTTAGAAATTCTTAACTCATCTTCTTTATAAAGTTCAACAAATGGTGTTACAAACTGTACAACATTTTGTCTATTCAATTGTAATACATTGTTTACTGCATCTCTAAAAGCAGTTGATGTGTCCCAATACCCGTATTCGTCAACAGCATTTAACCCTTGAAAAATATATGCACAATCGTTACTTTCAGCATAAGCAGCCGTTATAGCAGCAAACTGTAAGTTTCTAAAAGGTACATAAGTGTTGACTTGTGGGTCACCTGCATTTTCTTCAGCAGTCTTTGGCTTTAATTCTGAATCAGCAATCAAAGCACAATTTTCTTTTGATATTTCTTTTAAGTAATCTAATTTAATCGTATCAAAAGATATACCAATCTTGTCAACTGTTTTTTTGGCCATATCTAATTCAATAGAATGTCTCTGTCCAAAGTCAAAAGATAATGCCTTCACTTTATCTTTTCCGTATTTTTGTACTAATATATGTACTAGTACTGTTGAATCTAAACCACCACTTAATGCTAAACAAACATTTTTATCAGTGTCTGGTAAAGTGTCTAATATTTCTTTTAATTTCATACTCATTCCTTTAATAACTTTATTATACCGTAAATATACTTAATTTTATAACCATTCGTCTAGTTTAGGTTCAACTTCTTTTGGCTTTAAATATCTTTTTTGTGCTTGTGGTAATGTTACTAAATTTCCATATGGGTCACCATAATAAAAAGGCATATTAGTTTTTGAAACTCCGTGGAAGTCATTAAACCCTAATTTATTATAAAAACCTAATGCTGGTCTGTTGATAAACATTCTTAGAATGTTAACACCCTTTTCTTTCATAACTTCTCTCATTTTTTCAATAAGTTGTACACCTGCTCGTTTACCTCTACCCTCTTCAAGTATGAATATGTGTCTAAGTGTACAATGTCTTGGTTCTCTTTTTGTCATTGAGATAAACATATATCCTACATCATCAAATGAGTAGACATAAGCAGTTGGATTTTCCCACTGATTTTCTACTCTCCAATCATATAATGCAGACTTTAAGTGTGACAATGCACTTTCTGGTCCTTTTTTTGTATAATTTGGGTCCTCTACCATACTTTTTTCAAGTTCGTCTAATTTTTTACTGTCTGTTACTTCATATATCATAATTCACCTTTCACTACTATATTAAATCTTTTCGTTCTAAATGTGTCTACAGGTTCTAATGTATTGTTTTCAAAATCTATTTTATAGATTGTATCATAATTAATACATTTACTATCATCAAATCTTTCTGAAGATATACTTAAATTATCATCAACAAACAATTTTCCGTGTTTTGTTCTAAATATATAATAATTACCATTTAAATATAATACACAAGAAAATAAACCTTCAATTTCACTTAATATACCAAATCCGTATTCAACTACTGCTTTATGTAGTAGTAAAGTATCAAAACTCTCATCTGTACCTAACTTATTATTAAGATATCTTATACCAGCAGGTCTTAATAATCCATTGTGCCATAATTTAGAATCTTGTACTAAAGTTGGATGGATTCTATCTTTATCATATACTAATCCATTTGTAGGTGCTTGTATATGACACATTTTATAACCTTTATTAGTATTTTCTAATACTGTAGTATCAAACTCACCAAAATCTTTTTCTGTATTGTTATTGCAAGTTATACTCCAAGAAAAAGACCCTCTATGTTTGTTTAATTCAAGCAAATCTTTTACAGTTTCAGAACTAAAAGAACCCATTATACTACACATTTTTTATCCTTACATCCACTCGTCTACAGCAGGTTTAGCATTAATTTTTGCTTCGTACTGTGCTTTTGTATCTACTCTTGATACTCTGTTAGAACCTATACCTGCTCTTACAACATTATCTCTCCATACTTTTAATTCATCATATGTTTTAATTTTTAGTAATGTAACTAAAATTTTTGTATTTGAATTAGAAGTAAGATATTTTCTAAATGTTTCTTCACTTTCCATATGTTTTAATATATTTTTATTAAAATGGAATATTTGTGAAAGTGTTACAACAATATAAATCATAATAGATTGTCTAAAATCTTTACTTTCTTGTATGTCACATTCTTCATTAATATACATAGATTTAAATGATGTATATGTCATTTGGTGGAATTTATCATTAAACTCTTGTTTAGTCATACCAATATATTTTTCCCAACCTAATTCATCTACTACTTCCCATATATGGTCAACTATTAGTGTTGCTCTATCACATACAACACCTTCTTCAAGTTTATTAAAGTCATATGTCTTCATACCTTTACTTAAGTATCTACCAAACATAATAGCACTTGAATGACTTGAACTATCGTAAGATATTTGTGTCTTATTACTTAAGTAACCACTTTTAATCATAGCAAGAATAGGTACAAGTCTGTTAAAAGACCCTACTCCTAGTAAGTGTAGTCTTAATTTCCAACTTTCAGGACATTTTAAGTCTGGAATAACAGAATACATATCGATTGCTTCAAGTATACCATTTCCTAAACAAGTATCCGCAATAGCAAGACCAGCAACATAATCATTGTCTTCTTCAAAATCTAATTGTGAAAATACTCCATCAGAAAAGTTCATCCAATCTTCGTAACTGTTACCTTGTAAAATAATAAATACTTTTGTATGTGCATTTAATTCTTTAAATGTTTCAATTTGATTTTTAATATTTCTACCAGTAGCAACACCTTTATCATACACCTCTTCACCAATTAAGTATTTTCCACCCATATCAGTTCTTGCACCTGCACCAACTTTAGATTCATCAATATATAAAGGAATCTCATCAAAGCACATAGCATAATCACCTGTCGTTTGTACTGTATATATTTTTTTCTTTAACTCATCATCTAATTTTTGTTTACCTAGTGTAATAATTTGTAATCCACCAGAGTCAACATAAGTATCAACTCCTAACTTAGGTAATACTGTAGAGTGTTGTTTTTCAGTAAATCCATTATAAAGTACTCCTACAGGGTTTTTAGGGAAATATTCATTGAATGTTTTAAAAATATTTTGTACATCTGACAATAATTTTTCTTCACCTTCACTATATATTTTATCGTGATTAATTTTCCACATACTACAACCAGAAAATACATAATTTAATTTCATTCTTGTCCTTTTAATTTAATCGTTTGTATAATTATATACTATTTTTACTTAATATTTATCGAAAAGTGTTGTTGGATTGGTTGTTTTGAAAGAATGGTTGATTTGCTACGCTAGTTCAACCATTAAAACTTCTATAGAGTCAACTACCGATGGGTAGTGGCTTAAATATTTTTAGTTAGTTCTGTAAATATAGAATCCGTCTACTTCGTATTCATTACCATCATAACCTGCTAAAGCGTGTGAAACTCCGTCTGTTCTAACACAAAATTCTGCGTATGCTCTAACATCAATTAAATTGTTTTCTTTAACTACAGTGTTAAACTCTTCATCACCAAATTCGCTTATGTAATATTGTACTGCGTCACCTTGGTCTTCTGACATTTTTTCAGCAAGTTCAGAAATCATGTTAGCTGCTTCATCTTCTACTCTACTTTTTGTATCATAAGAGTTTGCTTCCCATTCTTCATATGCATCATCATACTCTTCAGTTGTATCATACTCACCTTGTGTTGGCTCTTCATCAAGATTAAGTGGTTCCATTAATCCAAAGTCACATAATTCTTCATGCAATCTATTAACATATAAATCTTCATCTGAACTATTATCATCTTTAATTTCTTCTGCGTAAGATTCGTTCATTTCTCTCTGAATATCCTCAAACCATCCAGATTCAACATAATCTTCCCAAAAGTTACCAGGTCCACATTCTTCTGTTACACTTTCGTTCCATTGAATTGCACCCTCTTCTGCTTCACTATAATCATCAGTAACAGCAAATTCCATTCCATCTACTTCATATGCAGGTACACCATAGTGGTCATAACTAGACTCTTCAATCATATCATCCGCTGCATCTTCTAATGTTTCATACTCTTCTGTATCAAACTCTTCTGTTTCGTATACAAACTTGTATAATGCTACTTTTGCTTCAATACTCATAATTATTTTCCACCTTTTTGTGATTTTCTAAATTTGTTAATTTGAGCCTTAGACCAAGTTTTGAACTCAACTTGCTTTGGTTTCATTTTTCTAGCCTTTAATTTAAGACCGTTTTTCTTGTTACCTTTTTTTCTAAGTTTTTTCTTAGACTCAACTAACATTTCTCTAAATGATAATTCTTCCATTTATGTATCCTTATTATATAGTTTTATTTCTTATATTTATATTAAAAGATTAAGCTGACTTTGTTTTTGGCATAGCACTGTAATAAGCATTTAATGCTTTGTATAACTCATCAAACATATTTTCAGATACATCAATGTCTTCTGCTAATTTCCAAGCAACAACATTATCCTCTACAATATTTCCTTCATAAAACCACATTTTAACATATTCACCCGTTTTATACCCATTATCTTGTCTTGTCTTATTAAGAGCATTTTTGATAACATATTCTCTATATAAATCATTAACTGAATACCCAATTTTTGCCCACATATTTAAGAAAATAAATGTAAGGAATTGTTTGTCAGCTGCAGTTTCTTCTGTTTCTTTTTCAAGTAATAATCCTACAAAATCATCAAACATATCTTTTAAATCTATATCAGATGGTACTTCTTTTACTTCAAATAAATGTGGGAAATTTTCCGGATTTTCTGCTATTGGTGGCATTCTAACAATATTGTATGACATTAAAAAGTGCCAAATATCAACTAATTCAACCTTTAAGTTATCTAAGTCATCTGTTCCATGTTTCCACCATTTCCAATCTAGTGATTCAACTGCTTCTGCACATTCTAACCATATTGCTCTATGCCATGGTAAGTTTGCTTCTTTCCAATTTGTAACTGTGTATTCGTTGAAAGTGTCCTGTAATTTGAACATTTCTTTAATAAGTGTGTAATCAACCATTATAAACCTTTTTGTGATAAGAGGACCTAGTAGTCCTCTTTATTTTGATTTATTATACTATAATTTTAGTTAATTATATGAATATTATTTTAGTTTTTACGAAGAATTTTGATTTGCCACTACCTAAAGTGTCGATAGGGTTTTGTTGAAATGCATATCTGTTGTTTAATCTAACAACTTTAGCACCATCTGAATATCTTTCAGTATAATTTGTAGCAATATTATATGGACAGAATGTAATACCTCTTAGTGTATCGTCACCATTAACACCTACAGTAATGTAGTCTTCAGTTGCATTAAAGTCAACAAATAAATCTCTACTACCTAACGAACCAGCGTATGAATACATTTTTTCTTGCTTTCTAGTTAATTCGTTATCATCTTTTACAAGTAAACCTATTACTTTAGGAGACCCAATAATAACTGTACTAGTAGTTGCTTTAACATCAGCAGCAACTTTCATACCAACTTCGTCCATATAACCTTGTAAAGCAACTAGTTGTGCTTCAAAGTCACCTGCAGATAATTCCATATCAGTTTTTTTAGTTGCAATGTCATTAATAAAGTTAAATAGTTGAATATCTTGCTCAATTGCAATGTCTCTTTTTATTAAGTCGGCTAATAATTTAGGTGCATCTTCCCCGAATTGACTATAAACATCGTCTATAACTTCGTTAGTAATTTCAGTTACAGTAGTGTGGTCTAGTGCATCTACTTTACTTCTTTTAATTTTTAATACATCACCCTCTTTAACTGCACCATATACAAACCCTGATGGACCTGTCATAGGAACAGTATAGCAGATTTCTTTAACAGATGACTTAATATTACCTTCTTTAATAAGTTCACCTAAAAATACATCAACATTATCAATACTGATAGATTCGTTAAGTGAGTTCTCTTTAATTTTATTTAAGGTATTTTCTAATTTCATTTAGTGTTCCTTACTGTTTTAATTTACAGTATTTATATAGTAAGGAAACTGGGGTAAATTAGTACCAAGTTAAGAATGTATTTTTATCAATTTGTTTGAATTGTTTTTTGTTAATAATATCTTTCATAAAAGGTTGTTCAATTTCACTTTTATCTATAGGGTATATAACTAATTTAGGATTTGAAAAAATAGGAATTAAATCTTCTGAAAGTCTAACAAATTTTTTGTCACCAACATCTATAATATCCCCAATTCTTTTAATTTTACTCAATTCTAAGTAATATTCATCTTTTAGTTCATTTAGTATAATTAAACCTTCAAGATTTGTATACTCATGTTTATTTGCTAATTCTCTAATGTAGTTAGGTAACAGTACTGAATTTTTGTTTATAACCGTAGTAGCACCAAATTTAATAACTGTATCAGTTTCTGTTAAATTAATATCATTTGCTAATGGACTAAAGTTACTCATTGCAATACCTTCTTTTTTACATATCTCGTTTACTAATACATACTCGTTTGTTAAAATCATAATCTTTCCTTTTATCTTTTAATATAAATAATTATAACTAAATTATAATTAAAGGTAACTTAATGTTAATACCAATGAAGTCAAATGACATCAAAATCTTAAAAGAAAAACTACACCAAGAAAATGGTGGTAAATGTCCTCTATTAGAAATTGAAGTGCCGTCTGACAAAATGGCACTAGACCATATTCACAAATTGAAGTCTGAACAACCATCTGAGCAAAAAGGTACAGTTCGAAATGCTATTGAATTTAGAGCCAACGCAATGGAAGGAAAAATCACTAACAATTGGAAACGATACTTTGGTGCAGATGAGTCTAAACACCCAATCAGTCTACCAGACTATTTAAGAAACCTAGCAGATTACCTTGAAAAAGGTGCATACTGTGATAGTGATGGTCACTATTATATACACCCGACAGAAGTCCCTAAAGAACCAAAACTCGGAAAAAGAGAGTTTAATAAGATAGCAAAACTTTTTAAAGAAAAGTATCCTAAAAGAAAACCTCTAGAGTTTCCAAAGAGTGGTAAGTGGACTAAACAGTTAACTGAACTTAAAGAAGAGTTTGAGGTTTAAACCACCACAAACTTTACATATTATTCCTTTTTAAATTATAATATTATAACTAAATTAATCTTAAAGTTTACTTATAATTACTCCATATTTAATTAATTCTTCATAAAGTGAATGGTTTATGTTAAATATAGTACAACTATAAGGATTATGATACATTACATCGTATTTTGTGAGTATTTTTCTCACTATCATCTATTAAATCTTCAAAATTCAATCGAAACATACTGTATACACTTGTTTATTTTACACTACCTTAGACTAAACTTAAAGTTCAGACTTAATTTGTTCCTTAGTCCAGTCTTCAAATGCATTAGATGCTTCTTCTTTAGTATTAAAGGTAAAGATGTTTACATCTTTACCTTTAATTTTAGACTTTGCTTGCCACTTCCCATTGTTATTTGTAACACCTCTATAACCAGAAGTGTTTGTTGCCATCTTATCTTTGTTTCTTTGTTGAACTGATTTACTAACCCATCTACAATTAGAAGGTGTGTAACCTTTTGTTACATCTATTCTATCTAACTCTAAACCTTTCTTATATCCTGACTTAGCCCACTTATAGAATCCTTCAAACTCTTCCCATTCTTTACTGTAACTTAAACCTTTGTAATCTTTATGAGTTTTAGTAGGGTGGTTTATTCTCTTCTTCATGTTTGCCCAAACACTATATAGTTGTTCATTGTTAAGTTCTGTCTCTATTAACTCTTTGAACTTCATTTTTTCTCCTTACAATTATCGAAATGATGTACTGTCATCTGGGAACCTTTTCCAATAAGACCACAATGAGGACATTCTTTAGTCTTATACTCTCTCTTTTTCTTGTGTTTTCTGTTATCTAAAATAGCAGGGTCTATATTAGGATTTTCTTTACAATTGTCGAAATGATATCTTTTCATTGGGGAAATATATCCTACTAATTTACAATGTGGACATTGAACTTCTGTTTTTACAAATTTTTTCTTTTTTGACTCTGAAAGGTTTTTCTTATGTTCATCGGACATAGGACCCGTTTTAATGCCTTTCCTTTTACTGTGTGCTGCTCTTAAGTTTTCTAAATGGTCCTCTGTTAATTTCTTACCTTTTTGTATATCACTCAAATATTTTTTCATTTCATCAGTTGTTTTATAATCTAGTTCGTTAATTCTTTTTTTGATTTTATCTTTGTGTTCTTGTGATAATTGTTTACCTTTATGTGCATTGGATATCTTCTCTTTTGTTTTGTCTGACATAGGGTTTCTTTTTAGTGCCGATTCTCTCATTTTTTCTAATGTACTGTCTGTATGTTTATATCCTATAGGTAACCCAGAAGCAAATGAACATCCTGTTTCAGGTACTTGATTTGCCCACTTATCACTTTCTACTATATTATTTTCCTTACTAAACTCTACAGCCTTGTTATATAGTTCATCACATTCATTTTCAGTCTCATAATATATTTCAGTAGTAACATCATAACCATATTTTTTTATGTGTTTCTTCCATTCTACACCTGACCCTTTATATGTATATGGGTTTTCTTTGATTGTTTTACAGAAATACTTATGTCCTGTGATATTGTGAGTTTTGATTAATAATCTTATCATTTTGTACTCTTTTTGTGTTTAGATAACATAAGAGTGTGAAGTTAGCGGGTTCACATTAAGTAAGTAGATTAGAACCCGCTAGAGTAATCTACTTACTTAATATCTCTTATATTTCACTAGTATTTATAATAGGTGAAAGTCCACCTTATCTTTCACCTTAAAACTAACTTAAATTATTTTATTTTGTCTATAAATTCTTTAAATTCTTCGTTCCAACTGTATTCATCCAAATACTCTTCAAGTGACTTAACACCATACATATATGTGTTTGCTTGAGTATCCCTATGTATGTTGTCATCCAACCACCATTTAAGTACTTTACTATCACTTGAACCTCCAACCAGTTCACAAAACTTATCTACTGCTCTATCATAAATCTCTTGTATTTCTTTTAGAGGTTCGTTTGTTTGTCTTTTTTGTTCGGTCATATAACCAATAATATTATTATCTTTATCAGTTTCTTCTCTTAGTGAAACTACACCTGAATATGACATATATCCATTTGAGTCTCTTTTATACCTTTCATATCCTTCTCTAGTGTCACCATATTTTTTATTTTTTTCATCGTCCCAAATGATTTCTTTGATGTATCTATGAGTAGTGTTATAAATTGCTTCACCTCTATGTTCTTCAATTTCTTGTAAGAAACTTCCAAGAGGTGTATTTCTAGGTTTTCTATTTTTACCCATTGCTTTTAATAAGTCTTTCATGTTAAACCTTTTTAGGTCTTCCACCTTTGTTTTTCTTAGGTCTTTGTAACATAATTTTACTTTTGCCTTCATTTGCTATAATAGGTGTAATAATTACATCATAAAACATATCTTTTCTACTTGTGATATTATTATACAGTGCTTCGATAGCATCTTCTATTTTCATACCTGAGATGAAATTTATACCTCTAAGATACACTATTTCTTCATTTGTTAAACCCATTGTAATCATTGAGTTGTTTACTACTTCATACATTATTCTACATCCTTTATTTCAAATCTTTTTATAACATTATATGTATTTTCACCAGGATATCCGAGTGGATTACATAAAAAGTTACAACCATTTTCCGTCTCATCTACTCTATCGTGAGTATGCCCATAAACCCAATATTTTGGTTTTAATCTTTCAACATATTCACTTCCATCAAAATAGTAAAATGAACTTGCTAAATCCTCTTTATATCTTTGTCTCATATTGTCAGGTATTCTAGGAGCATAGTGTGTAATCATTACATCTACAGCATCTATTTTATCTAACTTTTCTTTTTGACTCTTAAAGAAATCTAAAGGTTTAAATGATGGAACTGAATAACTACCACCATAAGCAGTTGGAACCTTAATATGGTCTTTACCTTCCCAATATATAAGATTTGCATCATTCATAACATTTTCCCAATGACCTAACAATTCACCATCCGTCATATCTGAACATAATGTCTTAGCAAATGAACCATCCCAGTGCATTCCAGCACCACCAAAGTTGATACCATTAATGTTAACAACATTACCATCTAAATAGTGAAACCCTTCATTTTCTCTACAAAATGCTTTCATTTCAAGTACTCTACTCCAAGAGTTCAACCCATATTTTTTTCTACTACCATTTGAAAGAAGGTACATATCATGGTTCCCTGGTACTAAAAATATATGTTTGTAGTACTCTTTAAGTCTCTTTAAGAATGTTATGTCTTGACTGTAGTAGTGACCTAAGTCTCCTGCAATGATTAATACATCACCCTCTTTTGGTAGGATGTAACTGAAAAGTTGGTCTATTTGTTTTTGTAATTTTGGTGATTGACCATTTACTTCTCTACACCAGAAGTCGATATGTGTGTCACTGATGTAATCTATTGTCATCGTACTCTCTCCAATTGGTACAACTCATACTCATAATAATCCCAACCTTTTTCTTTGATACATAACATAGCAAATTGTACTGCATCATCATCTGTTTGTGATATTACTTCTGTTTGAAATTTGTGTCCATCTTTTGATTGTAGTGTTACTTTATATTCTTTCATAATTAACCTTTATAAGTATCTTTCTGTTTTAAAGCAATATGCTTTCCAATGTTTATATAGTCTGTTATATTTGTAACCAAAATTATGAGTATCGTTTTTTACAAAATCACCTTTAATATCTTTAAATTCTTCTATATCTTTAGATGTTCCTATAACATTACCATCTTTAATAATAGACCAAATGCCACCTACTTTACTAAATTTATAATATTTAGGAAATGTGAGCTTTGGTGTTGGTATATAGTCAGTTTCTTCATTTCTATAGTATTTTGGTCTAGTGCTATTAAAGTACAAATTTACTCCTTGTTCTAATATAATAATTATACTATATCAAAACTTAGAGTTTACTTAATTATGTACAACTTTCACAAACTTCTTCGTCTGCACCATTTTTAATCTGTTTTAAGTAGTAGAATGTTTTCATACCATATGAGAACCCTTCAATATGTATGTCCATTAATTCTTCTAATGAATCTGGGTACTTAACATATAAGTTAACAGATTGACTTTGGTCTAACCATTTTTGTCTAACTGCAGCTGCTCTAACTAACATTAATTGGTCACAATCAAATGCTTTTTTGTAGTACTGATTGTTTTTTCTAAAGTTAGGTACCACAGTAGGAATGTTAATTGTTCCTTCTTCTTTATAAAAGAAATCTGAAATTGGTTCAATACTTTCAACTGCATTAATTGCTTTACCACTTGTAGCAGTAGGAGCAATAGCCATAAGAGTAGCATTTCTAATACCATAAGTAATAATGTTATCTCTTAAATCGTCCCATCTTGTCATATCAGGTTCATAACTTGTTAACGCATCAACATTTGGATGTCTTCTGTCAAATGGAATTTGACCTTCTGACCAAGCAGTCTCATAAAACTTCTCAAATCTACCTTTTTCTTTTGCTAGTTCACAACTTGCAGAAATAGTGTAGTATGATAAATCATCAAATAGCTTATCTGTTTCCTCTAATGCATCTTGACTATCAAATTCAAGTTGATTTAAAGCTAAGTAGTTAGCATAGTTAAGAACTCCAATACCTTCATATCTGTACTGTAAGTTAGAATTTTTACCTTCTTTAACTGGGTACACTGCTAAATCAACTGTGTTATCAATTGCTCTTACAACGATATTAGCAAGAACTTGTTTTTCTTCATCTGTCATAGAGTGCCATTTTTCAAGGTTATAAGAACTTAAGTTACAAAGTGCAATTTCACCAGCTTCATATCTCTTAACAATTCTTCTTTCACCATTTTCCATTGTAAATAACTCTTCGTTAACAAGTTTACTAGGTCTAGATGGTAATGTAATTTCTTGACATAAATTTGATGAATTTACATATCTGTTTAACATACCTTGATAATTTACATTTTCCTCGTGGAATAAGTAAATGTTACCTGTTTCAGTTCTTTCTTTCATAAGTTTAAACCAAAAGTCTCTAGCATTCATTGTTTTTCTTTTAACACTAGGTTTGTTTTCTAAATCTGTATATGCCTTAATAAATTCTTCACCTACAACCCCTTGTAAACTTTCTGCTTCTTTTGGGTCAAAGAATGAAATATCTTCATCTTTAATGTATCTATCAATTAAAATTTCATTTACTTTTACCGAGTACTTAAGTCCTCTTGCTCTATTTTCATCAGTACCACCATTTGATTTTAATACAATTAAGTCATTAAAGTCAATGTGCCACCATGGATAAGTAACAACACAAGAACCTGGTCTTTTACCACCTTGATTAAATGCTTTCATAGTACTTTCAACAATCTTAATAAATGGAACTGGTCCACTTGAATACCCTTGGTTACCTAAGATATATGAACCTTTTGCTCTTAATCTAGAAATGTCTAAAGCAGTTCCACCTTTGTATTTAGAGTATATCCCTAAATTCTTGTTACTGTCAAGAATTGAATGTGTATCATCATCTAACTGATTTAATACACACGAACTTAATTGTTGTTCTGGTGTACCTGCATTCAACATAATAGGTGTAGCAAGTGTTGCTTGATGTTTAGAAATTACATCATATAATTCTTTAACTCTATGTGTTCTGTGTTTTTCATTAACATTAAGTGCCATAGCAACTCTCATATAAGTATGTTGTGGTAACTCTAATTTTTTTGTTTTAGAGTAATTCATACAATACTTATCCCAAAAAGTAGTAATACCTTTATAATTAAATAAATAATCTCTTTGAGGGTCTAAATACTCATTTAATTCATTTATTTCTTCTTCTGTATAACTTCTATAAGTATCTTTATCATAAATTTTATGTGAAATACCTTTTTCTAAAACATCATTTAAATGTGGATATGTTCTATCTTTAATATTCCATGATTCTTTATACATTTCTAAAAGTGTAAGCTTTGCAGCAACATCTTCCCAACCTGGAAATAATAATGAAATTTTGTTTACTGCTGTTACAACAAGTTGCTTAAACATATCTTTAACATGAATTTCATTATGTAACTTAATTTGTGTGTCATTTAATAATTCATCTGCTAATGTCTCATTACCATCACACGCCCACATAGCAACTTTTCTCATTTTTTGTGGCATATAAACTTCTTTATCACCACTTCTTTTAATTACTATAATTTTGTCTGCTTGGGCAACATCGTTTTCAATGTTTGATATTTCTAATTCAGATTTTTCCCTTGCAGCAGTGTTTAATGTTTTAAGGTCTATTTTATTATATCTTTTTCTATTATTTTTTTTCATATTATGCCTTTTTCATTTTAAATGATTGTCTTTGAGTACTAAAATTATATTCATCTTTATATAAATCTTTATATTTAACAGTTTCTCCGTCAGTGACATCATTTACTAAAATACCAATATTATAATTTGTTGCTTCTGCTTCTTGTTGTGCAGTGTTATCTTTATTAATGTCTTTATATGATTCAAACCAATCAACTACATCACTTTTAACTGCATCAGGATAAATAGTTTCGCCTGATATTGTCTTAACTCTATTATTTGCATAATATTTAATAAAATTGTCCATTACAGGTAATGTTAATGTAGGAATATTTCCAAACGATAATAAGTGTTCACCCCAAGAAACTTCATCTTCTACAACTTCTTTAAATACATTTATTACCATTTCTTTATACCATCCAGATTCAAACAGTTCTGAGAATCCTTCACTTGGTTCTTTTTTAAGAATGTTAATAGTACCTGCCATAACAGCAACATGCATATCTTCATCAAAGTTAATAAGTTTAACTATTCTAGAAATACCTTGAATTTTATTGTTATATGAATTGTTAATAACATATGTTACTAAGAATGAAATATAAAACTTAAGTGATTCTAGTGCATAAATTCTAACAACTAATTCCAAAACAAGTTTTTTATTTTCAATTGTTGGTTCATTAGTCATTTGTTTTACTTTATTAAAACACTCAACTTCTTTATTGATTCTATCATGAATCTCTTTTCTATCTTTAAGCGAGTCAAAAACAGCAGTAGCATCAGGAAATACTTCTCTTAAAATATGTGAATAAGAGAATGAATGTATTAATTCAAAATATGCGTGCGTTTTAAACATCGCTTCAAATTCTGGTGAAGTTGTTATTGTAGCAAGTACTTCATCAATACCTCTGTTATTTCCACTATCCATAAGTGTTTGGAATAAAAGTATTTCAGTTTCAATTTCTTGAATAAACTCTGGTAAATCAGGGAACTTAATTCTAGTTGAAACTAGTGATACTTCTTTTGGATTCCAAAACGCATTTCTCATTTTCTCTTCGATATTAACAGCAAATGAGTATTTTGGTTGGTCATAACGCTGAAAACCTGAATATTCTCCAAAGAATATTCTTTGTTTGTCTATACCAGGAACTAAGTTCTCAGTACATACAATACTTTTACAGTCTTTCATTTGTTTCCTTTAATATGATTTAAATAGGTATTTTATTTATTAATTGAATTATTATACCATAATTTTTGTTAATAAATTTGCTAAATTTGCTTTTTTTTGTTTTTTATATGAGTACTTAATTCTCTTACTGTGTGTATATAGTTTAGAGGTTTTTCTATGTATGATACAGCTCCATTATTAATACAATGAGTAACAATATCGTAATCAGTTAACTCATCTACTAAAATAAACACCATAGCGTCAGTTTTAGTAGTTATATCTTCTATATACTTATCAGTTTCTATAAATGTTTTAGGAATATCAGTCAGTAGAATATCTGGGTTGTATTTGATAATTGTATCAATACTAAGATTTCCACTAGAGTATGTTCTTATGTTTAGTTTATGCATAAGTTCTGTAAACTCTTTTATAATTGAATCATTATAACTTATAATCATTATAGTATGCTTATTAAGAATTTCTATATTTTTTCTAGTATCAGGCATTATTCTTAATTTCCTTGTATAATTCATATATACCTAAAATAAGTTCTATAAAATCTACTGGTTTCTGTATATACATATCAGCACCTGCCATTAAACTAGTAATTTTATACTCCTTTTCTATGAACCTTGATAACACTATAAATTTAACATTCTCAACAGAACTTATAAATTTAAAAATATCTAATACAGGGTCAACAAGGTCAATTACAATTATATCATAATGGTTACTATTGTTTAGTTTTTCTGCATCTTTAGTGTTTGTAACAATATCAATTACATTTATACCAATATCACTAAATGTACCCTTTATCAACTTAGACAATTGACAATCCTCTAGTACTAATAGTATATGGCAATCTTTTACAAAATTTGCTTTTTCTATGATATTGTATGTTTTCATTAGACACTCACATTTATCCTAATACTTTTTTTAATAACTCTTTTTGACTTATAAGAGTATCACTTTCTTTTGCAGGTACAGTTATATCAAAAACTGTTCCTTTTTCACTAGTTTCTTTTAAAAATAAATTTCCGCCATTTTCTAAAAGCATTTGTTTGTTTAAATATAATCCAATTCCTCTAATTTCATTGTTGCTTTCGTCACTATCAAAATATGATTTAATGTGTAACCATATCTTTTTTAAACCTTTTTCATTTTTTATGCTTTTCTTTGAGTTACCATCACAATCTTTTGTACTGTAATAAGGTTGAAATACTTGATTTAAATTTTTCTTCGAAAGTGGTAACCCAGTTCTTCTATCTCTTATACCAGTACCATTGTCAATAATGTATATGTGAAGTACACCGTAATGTGGTTTTTTACCTTCAACAAATTTACACTGAACTATAATAGTATCACTACCAGCTTCTAAAGAGTTTTTAAGATGATTACTAACAATGTTCATAAGGTCTCCATTACCTAAGTCCCCTGTTAAATTATAGTTGTTTAATTCGTCACTTAATTCGACTTTAAAATTACTTCTCTTGTATATATTCATGCTATTTGCTGAGTATTTTACAATATTACTTATAGTTTTATTACCGTTACTGTACTTAATTTGCTTAAAGTTACTCATTCTTTGTAGTACTGTGTCTACTTGGTCTAGTGCATAATACATTTGTGAAAAGTCATTACTAGTACCTTGACAACCACCGCAACTATTTGAATCTCTTTTTTTAGTGATACTTTCTAATTCGATTTTTTTGAGTGTACCTCTGATAATTGCTACAGGTGTATTTAATTCATGGTGAATGTTTTCTGTGAGAATTCTCATATTTCTTTCTCTAAGAGAACCTTCTGTACCCATTAGCATAAGCATTTGCTTCTTTTTTTCTTTATATTTTGTCTTAAAGTATATAATAGTAAATAATATAAAAAATAATAAATTTATTATAAAATAGTTAAAAGTTACACCTTGAATTACTCGGTTAGAATAAGTTTCAATTATAATACTTTTAGATGGTATATCAAATACTATGTTTAAATCATTAGAAATTTTGTAACTATTAAATTCAATTAAATATTCTCTTTTTGTATTTAATATACTATAAGTCTTATTATTATTGTCCCACTTTTCATTTGTATGAATATTATATATTGTTTTGCAATTACTCATTTCACAAATTTGTTTTAGTGGAATATTATTGTTTTTACTTATTATATTTTGTACAATCTCTCTATTAGAGTTTACATGATGATTTGCTAAATCATAAAACGACCACATTAAAATGGAGTTTATAATTATTCCATATGTAAGTACTTGAAGAGTATAGTCTTTTATAGTTTCTTTACTTAAAAGACTCTTTAAATTTATTGTCATAATTAATTACTCTTTTCATTATATTCTAATATTGCCCTTTCCATTAGTAGAACTCTATCAGAATTTTTTTGAATTATATGTTTATATATGTTCTCTGTTCCTTGATTTGTTTGTACTTCGTAAGTATCTTCTATATTAGTATTAAAATGCTCTTCAAATTTTTTAATAAACTGAAATATTTCAGGATTTTTTCGATTTAATGTATGACCAGTAACAAACTTAACAAGTGAGTCTGGATACTTATCTTTAATCATAATAGCAACATCAACACCATCATATTCAACATTATTAACTACACCACCCAGTGTGATGTCTAGAAATGCAACATCAACTTTTAAACCTTCTGATAGAGCTTTTTCTACAATAAACGCTGCATAATCCCCTGTAGCAACGGCAACATTATAGTTACTATATATGTCACAACATTCTACTCTTTTTAATTCATCACATAGTAAAGTTGTCATTCCTTTAAAATCGTCCATTAATAATATAGTAGGTACATTTTTATCTCTGTTATCTACTACAAATTCTATATCAGGAATATCTATTTCTACTATTTCTTGATTAATATCCTCTGGTCTTTTATAATCGAACTCAATTTCTTCTACTTTTTTCTTTTCTTTCTTTTTAGTAAAAAAGTCAAATAAACCCATAATTATTCCCCTTTTATAGATGACTGTGTCTTTTCAATTAGTTTAAAGCCGTCACCTGTGACTTTATTATATGCTTCAGAGTTTATACTATATAGTGTAAATAGTAAAACTATAATTCCAGCAATCAAAGTTACACCTTTCATTATATTTTTAAATGTCAAATGTGTTAACACCCATTCTTGTACTGTTGCAGGAGTATTTTTTTTATCTCCGTCTGATATAAGTTTATCTATTGTTTTAATTTTAACCCCTATTTCTTTATTCAGTAAGGTAGTTAATTTCTTTTTATTCATTTTTTGGAGTGTTTTGAATTCTTGATATATAAGCATAAGTAGTTCGTAAGTTGCCAAATCTGACTCTCTTACAAGTATAAATTTTTCTGTTAAGTCTTGACCTTCATCTTGTGTAGATATATAATCTATCAGTTCTTGTCTAAGGTCTTCTAATTCTTCTTTAATTTTCTTATATTCGTCCACAATCCAAGTCCTAAATGAATTTACTTTATTTATTTAGGGCTTAGAATTGTTTTATTATTTCTTTTTAGTAAATAATCTTTCTGTCCATTCAGTAATTCTACCTCTAACTACTTTATCTAGCTTAGTAGCAAACATATTAACTTCTTCGTGACTATCAGATGTTGCTTCTAATAGGACACTTAAACCGTTTGTATGTTTATTAATCCATTGATTATCAATTTGTGCATTTGACCCAATACCAACAACTTTACATTCATCATCTAACCTTGAAAGAATTGTTTGAACAGTCTTTCTAGACATATTTTGAATTTCATCAACAATAACAAATGCGTTTGAAAGAGTTCTACCTCTCATCTCACCTACCCAAGTAGTTTCAATTTGATATTTAGAAGTTAACTCTGTAATTTTTGCTTCAATTGCTTCAGGATTCTCTTTACTTTCACTTTTCTTAAAAGATTGTCTAGCAATAAACTCTAGTGTATCATAAAGCGGCATATTATAAATTCTAAACTTTTCATCATTACCACTTAAGTAACCAACATCTTCACCTTTGTCTAGTGATTCAATTGAGTTTCTAATATATATGATTTTAGTGTAATTCCCTAAATCAACATTTCTCATACCTGCTGCAAGTGCAAGTAATGTTTTACCAGAACCTGCTAATGCTTCAATTAAACAAACATTAAAGTTTGGTTGTAACATTCCAGCCATAGCATATTGTTGTCCTAAGTTTTTAGGTTTAATAAGATTTTTTCTTAACTCACCTTCATCCATTATATGTATTCGTTCATTAACAATAATTGCAGGTACATTATGACCAGTTTCTGCTTCAAACATATAACAGTAATTTTCAGGTAAATAATCTGGGTCATACTCTTTAATATCTTTTAAGTTCATACCATTTAACTTATTACTATCAACTGGTAAATGTTTGATAAACTCATAAGTTTTATCTTTTTTCTTATAGTCAAGGGCTTCTGTTCTGACACCTTCTGCTATTGCTCTAGTTCTACACATTACATCAAGTGATAACAATACAGTTTCACTGCCTTCATAATGTTTAGTAGAATATTCACCAACTTTAATAATTTTTCTATCGTTAGCAATACTTCTATCAACACCGTCTAAATCATAATCGTTTAATGATATAATGTCAATTCTCATAGAGTCGTTTACTAGTATACACATAATAGTAGCGTTTTCATCTCTAATTGTATCCACTACTTCTGCATTAGATAACATTCTAGCAAATTCTCTTGCTTGAAAATTTATTTCGTCGAAACCTGTCTTTTTTGTGTCGATTTCGTCAATAACAGTTTCTGGTAGAACTATTAAGTTACTACCACCTTGTGAGATACCCTCTAAATTGTGAGCATCATTCAAAATAATGTTTGTGTCTAAAACATAAATTCTATCATATTTCATTATTAGTTTCCCTTATAACTTTGAATGTATCAAGATAGTCATAAGGGACTATCCTGATATTTCTATCATTCAAGTCCTTTTAAGTTTATTTTAAGTTTATTTTTACACTAACTCAAAGTGCGGTAAATCATCAAAGTTTTGGTCAGTGTATACATCGTCACCATCCCAATCACCACCCCATCTAATAGAGTGAGATATTTTACCCTCTTGTTTTAATCTCTCTGCTGTTGCTTTAACAAGACCTGCTAAGTAATAAAATCTTCTTTGGTCTTTTTCTTGTCCACTGAAAGCATTTGTACCTTTTTTATAAGGCATAATATCAATTGCTCTAGATTTACCAGAACCATCATCTTGATGTTTAGATTTTTTATTAATCCCATCAAGTTTACTTCTACCTGTTTCATAGTACTCTTGTTGTTTTTCAAGTGGTCTTAATCCTTCAAGCACTGAAAAATCATAAAGTTTGATAACCTCTTCCATGATTAAAATCATATCTGGATGGCAAGTATCAAGTCTACTTCTACTTCTGTTTCCAAATTTATACATATAAATCTCCTTTTAATGTATTTGAAATATTTATATGTTTAGTAATCCTTTTGTTGAAGTTTTCTTTTTATATCTTTTTCTTTTTGGTCGTTTCTTTTATCATATAGTTTTTTACCTTTACATAAGGCAACTTTTAGTTTTACTCTATTATCTGTGTTAAAATATATAACAAGCGGAATAACTGTTAGATGTTGTTCCTTTTCAAGTCTACCCATCCATTTGTTAAGTTCCTTTCTATTAAGTAACAATTTTCTAGTTCTTGTTTCCTCTATATTTGAAAATCTGTCAGAATTTTCATAACGACTGATATGCGCGTCAAATAACCATAATTCTCCTTTCATAAATCTACAAAATGAACCTTTAAGATTACACTTACCATTTCTAAGTGATTTTACTTCTGGTCCTTGTAGTACTATACCTGTTTCTAATTCTTCAAGAATTTCATAATCGTGATATTCTTTTTTGTTTTTTGATATTGTTTTCATAGTATAATTGTACTATAAAAGTACTTAATACTATGATGATTTTTTAATAGGGATATATTTTCCGTTTATAACATACGGAGTTTGAAAGTTTTTTGTGTGTATCTTGTCTGCCTTGATAACATTCCAATTAATGTATGCTTCAAGTTCTTCTATTTTTCTTGTAACAGATGGGTTATACTCACTGTATAATACATAATCTGATATAATGTGACCTTCTATAAACTTGTTAGTAGTCACTGCCATATTCCACCCTCTAATTTTACCAAGTAGATAAATTTTAGTGTCTCTTAGTTCAGGTACAGTTCTTGTTAAATCTTTAACTCTTGTCTATTTTTATATCTAAATAGTGTTATACCCGTTTTCTCTTGTACTTCTGTTAAGTAATCGTTTCTAACAAATTTAGTAAATTTGTTAGGACTATCAGTTTCTCTTCTTAATAGTAAATACTCGTCAGCGTGTACTAGTGGGTCAATTTTTTTAATTAGATGCTTTTCTTGCTGTGAAGTTGCAATTTCAAAGTCTAAGAATCTTGGTAAATCTTTTGGGTCAATCTCTAAATACCAATTGTATGGAGGTCTAGTACTAATCCATTCTCTAATTTCAACACCATTATTTTTAGCGGCATTAATGAATGAGTTGTATTCATTAACACCGTAAAATTCGTCAAATGTAATATAAAACATTTATACCTTTCTTATTTTTTTACTTCAGCTTTAGCTGATTCTACTAATTCTTTTAAACCGTTTTTGATTTTATCATCGATTTTTTGATTTGTTAAACCAATTTCAATAATATCAACAATTGTGTCATCAACAGTATTACTTGTTTTAGCAACTAATTTTCTAAGTGCTTCAATAAACAAGTTTCTTAATACACCACTTTCTAATGAACTTGCAATGTATCCAATGATTAATGATTTCATTTTTCTCTCCTTTCATAAATAGTTATAATAACACTACTATTTATAGGACAAATAATGGCAGATGAAAAGCAATTAGACTCATTAAAAATGTTTAGAACATTAGCAAAAAAGAAAGTTAAATCACTGACAAATACTGATTTTGTATCAGGTAATATGGTGTCTTTCTCATATATAGCTAAAGATAAATCACAAGTATGGGACAAAACTCCACTTATTATCTCTTTGTGGAGAACTAAAGGTTACACACTTGGTATGAACTTTCACTGGGTACCTAAAAAAGTTAGATATATTATACTAGATTTTATCTTAAAAAAGAACAAAAACAATATAAAAAAAGGTAAACCTTTAGAAATATCTTATAGAGAACTTAAACCTATAATTAGTAAACTAAGGTTAAGGTCTGTAATAAGGTTATATATAAACAGTAGAATAAGTAAAAAAGGTATAGTAATACCTCAAGAACATATGAGAAAAGCTATAGATTTACCAGCAGAAAACTTTATTGGTATGAGTGCTGAAAAAGCATACGCACTTGTAACTAGACAAGCAAGAAAAAAGAATAAAAAAGGTAGATGATGTCTCAACAAAAATGGCAAAAAAAAGGTAAACCAAAGCAAGGTTTCTTTGTTCCTACAAATCCTAAAAAAGTTGTCTTGGTTGAGAATGCTCAAAATAATGGTATGATAGTATATAGAAGTTCATGGGAAAGACAATTTATGGTATGGTTAGATGTAACTCCAAGTGTTAAAAGATGGGCAAGTGAACCGTTTCCAATACCATACATTAAACCTACAGATTTCAGGGAACACAAATATTACATAGATTTTTATTTTGAAGCAGTAGGGAAAGATGGTAATATAGTAAAGTATATGATAGAGATAAAACCAAAGCATGAAACTGAACCACCAAAGCAACCCAAAAAGAAAACTGAAAAAAGTATGATGAATTATCAAAAAAGAATTGAAACATACCAAATAAATCAAGCTAAATGGGAAAGTGCTAGGGCATTTGCTAAGGCAAACAAACTACAGTTTATGATTATAACTGAAGAAGAGTTAGGAATTAACTAACTCTTTTATTAACTTATTAAATATTACTATATTAAGTAATAACATATAATATTTCTTTCTTAATTTAAGTTTAAGTTTTTTGTAAGTTTTTTGTATTTTAGTATTGTACTTAATGTACAGTCCTTTACACGATTGATTATATGTAGTACAATCGTACTCATTTGATACTAATTCTGTTAAAGTTGCTCTACTAAGCGATGATTCACAAATAGCATCTTTTTTGGATAATTCTTCAAACTTAAAATGTACCGGATATACTTTTTTACAAAATGTACATCTATATGACAATATTTTTTCGTTGCCGCTAGAGTAACTTCTATCATAAGGTACAAATAAGTGTTTGTACATTTATACTACTTTGATAAAAGTGATTCAATTTTGAAAATAATATCACTATCTTCAACTAATAAATCATACAAGTTCTCTGTTTCTCTTTTTTCAAGTTCATCAGTTTTAATTTCTTGTTTAAGTGTTTTAACTGCTTTCATTACTTGTTGTACCATAATACCATTTTCTTTGGCTTCGCTTTTAATTTCCTTAATATCTTCACCAATCTCTTTCTTTTGTAACTCACAATCTAATATAGCTTTAGCAAATTGTAGTGTCAATTCCTCTTCGTGAGTTTTTTTTGTCTCAATAAAATCCTCAATCATTTCTTCTTCTGATTTTTTAATTTCCATTGTTATTCCTTCTTTTTTATTGTTGTTATTATTATATAGTATATTTACTTAAGAATAGTATTTATTCTACCTTTAATTTAACTTCTGCAGTTAATCCTTCATCTATGTTCCGTTTAATGAACTCTGATATTTTTTCTCTTGTTCCTCCGCTTTTTAATATTTCATTAAAGTCTTTAAACTTAATTTTATTCGGGGGCCATATCATTACTTTGTGACCTTTTTTAGCGTACTTGATACTTTCAACTTTAGCAGTTGGGTCAACTCTTTGATTGTCTAATACAAAAACAATATCATTAACTTCATTTAATCTATCTTCACTTAATGTTGCCCCTAACTGTGCAACAACATTATCTAAACCAGAACTAAGAGCATCAAAATAACTTTCAAACACATATATTGTTTCATCTACATTGACATTAAACCAATTCCATACTTTATACCCGTGATTTTCTTCAGGTACAAAGGTATAAAACATCTTATCTTTTATACTTCTTGC